GCAGTAAGATTATTGTTTGAACAAAACGACCAAATCGTTAGACAACAATTCTTAGATAGTGTTAACCCAATCTTAGACTCAATTAGAAGAGACAGAGGTTTATACGATTTCCGTGTAACAGTTTCTTCAACACCTGAAGACTTAGATAGAAATACATTAGTAGGAAAAATCTATTTAAAACCTACGAAGGCGTTAGAGTTCATTGATATTGAATTCTTCATTACTCCAACAGGAGCTTCGTTCGAGAATATTTAATAAAAAAAATGGGGGGAACAATTCCCCCTTAGCCAAATGAAAAAGAATTTAACAGAAGGATTTAAAGAAGAAGGTTCCCCAGATATGAAATATTATGCGTTTGATTGGGACGATAATATTGTTCATATGCCAACCAAAATTATGGTTAAAACAGAAGGGGGTGACGAAGTGGGTATGTCAACTGATGATTTTGCGGAATACAGACATAATTTAGGTAAATCACCTTTTCAATATAAAGGTGAAACAATAGTAGGGTACGGAAACGAACCATTCAAAAATTTTCAAACCCCGGGAGATAAAGATTTTTTAATTGATGCTATGAGGGCTAAAGAAGGTCCAGCATTTGATGATTTTAGAGAAGCAATTAATAACGGGTCGATTTTTTCCATAATCACTGCGAGAGGTCATAATCCAAATACATTAAAACAGGCAGTTTATAACTACATAATAAATGATTATAATGGGATTAGTAAAGAAGAACTTCTTAAGAATCTTAAAAAATATAGGTCGTTTGTAGGTGAAGACGAGATGAACGATGATGAGTTAATTAAAACCTATTTAGATTTGTGTAAATTCCATCCTGTGTCGTATAATGACGAGGAGGGGGCGGCAAATCCTGAAGAAGCTAAAGTTCGTGCAATGGACAAATTTGTGGAATATATTAGAGAATTATCTTCTAATTTAAATAAAAGAGCATTCATTAAAAATGATGTTAATAATAATTTTGTTCCATCGAACCCAACTATTGGATTTTCAGATGATGATATTAGAAATGTGGAAGTAATGAAAAAACATTTTAAAGACAAGCCTGATAATATAGTTAAAACTTATTCAACAGCAGGAGGAATAAAAAAAGAATATTAACTAGTAATAAAAAAACTAGTATTAAATAATTAAATAAAAAAACTAGTTAAATAAACTAGAATTAAATAAACTAGTCTGGAATATAATGATAATAATTTAATTTCAGAAAGTCAATAAAAATATTTTCCATTTGGATATATTTATGATAATAAACAAAGAAAACTAATTTTAATAATATGGCTGATTTATTGATGAAAATGCCGATTCCTTATGAACCGAAAAGACAAAACCGATTCATTTTAAGGTTTCCATCAAGTTTAGGAATTAATGAATGGTTTGTAGAGTCTACATCAAGACCGCACATTACAATTGCTGCGACGGAGATACCGTTCTTAAACACTTCAACTTATGTTGCCGGTAGATTTAACTGGCAAACAATTAACGTGACATTTAGAGACCCTATTGGACCATCTGCAGCACAAGCTCTTATGGAGTGGGTTCGTTTACATGCCGAGTCTGTGACAGGTCGTATGGGTTATGCTGCGGGTTATAAAAAAGATATCGACCTTGAGATGTTAGACCCAACAGGAGTTGTTGTTGAAAAATGGATTCTTTATGGAACATTCTTAACCGATGTTAACTTTAATGCGTTGGCTTACAATACAGATGCTTTAGCAACAATCACAGCGACACTTCGTATGGATAGATGTGTACTTGTTTACTAATTTAGTAATACAATAGTCTTTCTATTTATAAAAAATTAATACTAATTATATTTAACCGTAAAGAACATAAACTTTACGGTTAATTTTTTATATGGATAATCAATCAAAAGAATACGGACAAGCGAATTTTTCGCTACCCCACGACGTGGTACCATTGCCATCTCAGGGTGTCTTTTACAAAAACAAAAAAAAATCTATCAAAGTCGGTTATTTAACCGCAAATGATGAGAATTTATTAATGGCGGGCGGAGACGGAATGACCCAAAATCTTTTAAGGACTAAAATTTACGAGCCAGACATACGAGTTGAAGATATGTTGGAAGGTGATGTTGAAGCAATACTTATCTTTTTAAGAAATACTGCTTTTGGGCCTGAAATGGAATTGACACTTACAGACCCGTCTACAAGAAAATCTTTTAAAACTACAGTTGCTTTAGACCAACTAACAATTAATCAAGGTCAACAACCTAATGAGGATGGTACTTTTATTACCACTTTACCAAAATCACAAAATACTATTAAGTTAAAACCAATGACTTATGGTGAGATTTTGGAAAACCAAAGAATTGCTGACACATATCCTGCAGGTAGAGTTGTACCAACAGTTACATTAAGACTTCAAAAAGAAATTATTGAAGTAAACGGTATTACCGATAAAGGAGAAATCGCAAAATTTATTGAGTCAATGCCAATTGCGGATTCAAAATTCATTCGAAAATTTATGAATGATAATGAACCAAGATTAGATATGACACGCACAGTTACAACCCCATCAGGAGAAAAACTTACAGTTAATGTAGGATTTGGGGTTGACTTTTTTCGTCCTTTCTTCTGATTATAGGAAAAGTCAGCTTGATGAGTATTACTATTTAAGTACATTATTACGAGTAGGATATCAAGATTTTTTAATAATGCCTCTTTTTATGAGGAAATATTTACTGGATAAATGGATTGAAGATAATAAAAAGGACTGAAAACTCAGTCCTTTTGTATTTATAATATATCTAATACAATTATAACATGGCAGATAATACGGAAGAAGGTTTTTTAAATGAAATGAAAGCGGCAATGACTTTTAATGCTGCGGAATTTGCGGACGCTTTTGAAAGAATTAGTTCAACAGGTGGAGAAATTAATAAACTTTTTGGGCAATCAAGAGAGAGAATTAACGAAATCAAAACTTCTTTAGCGGACACCTTACCCGGAATTGCTAGATTAGGAGGGGATTTAGGAGATGTTGCTCAGACTATTGGTGATATTGCATTGGCGTCAAACCGAAATGTAATCGCAAATAAAAAGGATGTTGAGGCGATGTACGCGGCCACTAAAATTTTAGGTCAGGGTGCTGAAGAGTTAACAGACCATTTTATGGATATTGGGGTCGGTATTTCTCAAATACCAAAAGAGTTAGAAAAATCAATCAATTATATTCAAAGTATCGGGGGTAACACCAAAGAGGTAATGTCAAGTGTTACTAGAAACATGGACCAAATGAACCGATATCAATTTGAAGGAGGTGTTCAAGGTTTAACTAAAATGGCAGCCCAAGCTTCAATGTTAAGGTTTGATATGGGACAAACATTTGCCTTGGCGGAAAAAGTATTAAATCCCGAAGGTGCGATTGAGGTGGCATCGGCATTCCAAAGACTTGGTGTATCGGCTGGTGCGTTGGCAGACCCATTCCAATTAATGAATCAGTCAATTAATGACCCAGCAGGACTTCAAAATAGTTTGGCTGAGGTTGCAAAACAATTTACCTATTTTGATGAAAAAACAAAAACTTTTAAAATTAATCCACAGGGTGTATTAACATTGAAAGAAATGGAAGCTCAAACGGGTGTTAGTGCTAAAGAAATGAGTAAAATGGGGCTTGCAGCTGCAGAGGCGGATAAAAGAATTTCCGCAATTGGTTCTGCAGGGTTGAATATTAAAGATGAAGACAAACAATACATTGCTAATATTGCAAGTATGGGTGAAGGTGGTGAATATGAAGTTAAAATTAACGACCAAGAAACTAAAAAACTTTCTGAATTAACTCAAGACGAATTTGATAAATTAATTAAAGAACAAAAAACTGGTCCAAAAACTTTAGAAGAAATTGCCAAAAAACAAATGAGTTATTCTGACGCGATTGCAGGAGACGTGAAGGCGATTAAGGCGGCAATAGTTGGTGGAGCGGTGACACAAAAAGATTTACAAAAACTTTCAGAATCCGCAAGAGGGAGAAGTACTGATTTAACAAATTCGGTTTCAAAAAACTTTTCTAATCCTGATGCTGTTAGAGGTGAATTAACAAAAGGATTAGGGGATATTAAATCTTTATACGATGATATTAAATCTGGTAATAAAAAACCTACCGACGCTCTTAGTGATTACCTAACTAAGGCGGGAACACAAGGAGAACAAATAAATTCAAAATTATTAGAAAGTTTTAATAAATCAATAAAAGAAGCTCGTGATAAAAATCCTAATCAAACTGGTTTGGATAAAATGGTTGAAGAAGGTTATAATAAAATTTTAACTGAGTTAGAGAAAAAAGAAAATGCTGATAAAATAAAAGAAAAAAATACTGTTTACGGAAATAAAAATATCTCTTCTCTTATTGAAGGAAGACAAACAAAAGATTTAAAAGAAAAAACGTCAGGAGGTAGTTCTTTTGGTAGTAAAGACCAAAAAATGACTTATGATGGAAATATTAATATTAATGTAAACATAACAGGGGAAGGTGCAAAAGATTTCAGCCCATCCCAAAGAGAAGAGTTAAATAAAGCAATTAGTAGTACAATAAATTCAACAGAATTTAAACAGGCAATGTTTAGTAATAGTAAATCATCTAACCCATTAAAACCATCAACAGACTCATATGTGGGTAAATAAAAATAACTCTTAATCTATTTATTAATAAAGTAATTAATGGGAAGTCCTTTAGATTATATTAACTCGGATGGTTTCAGAAAGAAACTTATTGTTAGAAACTTAACACCTTATGCTAAGTCTCCTAACCGACCTACGCAACCAGTTAATACAGAATACATTCAATCAGATACCTCGGTTCAAGATAGTCCTGACCAATTAATTGATGTCCCATCATTTGCAAATCAATTATATCCTCTTAACCAATACGGTAATGAGGGTGGTTATGAACAAGTTCCTGACCCAAATGCATTAATGAATACCAAATCAAATGAAGGTGAATATGGATTTCAAGACGCACATATTGTGGACCAATCGTTACCTGAGTCTCAAAAATGGAAACCACTTAATGTCTTTTCTAATGGTTCACAAACTCAATTAGATAGTGCTGAATTTTTTAATTCATTGGATAAACCACAAACAACAAATAACTATAACAATCAACCATATCCAACTACATTTGTACCATCATTTTATAGTCCTTTATCTATATTATTATCTCCAGACCCTTCAGGAAGTAATGGATTATTAAGTCAAGATAGTTTTATTGCTCGTTTAGGTGCTCAAACACTTAGACGTGAGTTTGAAGAAAGGATTGCCGCACAAATTTATCAAGACACAATAGCTCACGCCAATATTTTAAATATTAATAGTGGTTCTGATTTAGTTAATATTATTTCGGGAAATGTTCCATTATTGGAACCAAACTATACAATCACAATAAACGCAAATCCAATCTTAGCGGCTGCAAATTTTGCATTAAGATTAGGGGGTAGTATTTTACCGACATCTACAATACCAGGTTCTTATTTTGACCCTACAATTAATCCGGGACAACCAACAACAATACAACAATTATCATTAGCATTTGCACAAAGTACTGTTGGTAATTTCTTTAATAAGTTAATTGGTGCTGGACAAACGGGTTCTCAGATTTTTTACAACAATACGGGTGCGGGTCAAAAATCAAGATTGTTTAAAAATATTGATTATAACAAATACAAACCACATTACGAAAGAACCCTTATCGATAGAATTGGTGGGGCACTGACAGGTACTTTAACTAATAATAGTAATTTCTATGTTGGTAATATAACGTCTGACCCGTCAAGAGTATTCTCACCGGGTGGTGATGTTCCTGTGAATGCGTTTGGACAAGAACAACAAACTCCTGTTTATGGTCCATCAGAGTTGGCTCAATTATATGAAGGTCCTAGTAAAGAAATTCGTTTAGGTGCTAATGGTCCAACCTATAGTAATGGTGGAGGTATTGAAGGTGGGTTCACATGGGTATCACCTAAATACAAAGGTAATGCTGGTAAAACAGTTGGTTTTGGTGGGGAAATTATAAACCAAGACCAAGATTTTAAACCTTCGTCATACAATTCAACTGAGTCGACAGAAAGAACGTTTAAACAAGGTTCTATTTTAGACCAAACACAAAGAATTATTGATAGCCAACCTCAAGGTGGTAGAAGATTACAACATGTCGGAAACGCTATTGACCAAGTTAGTAAAGTCTTTCATGATGGGTATAAAGAAATGACCAAAGGTTCAATGGTTTATAAATATACAGGTGCTATTGGTCAAGAAGTTGGTACTGAATATTGTCGAGTATTTGCTAAAGATATTCCTTATTTACAATATAATGACCTTCAAAAAGTTGATGGTATTACAGTTAGTGGTAGAAGATTTGCAGATTCAGTATTAGATAACACATATAACCTTAATATAGCCCCTAACAAACAAGAAGGGGGACAGGATTCAACAAACTTAATAGGGAATGGTGCAAATGGTTATGCCAAAAAATACATGTTTTCATTAGAAAATTTGGCGTGGAGAACCTCAAGTACTCCAGGTTATTCTGTTTCTGATTTGGCAATCTGTGAAAGAGGACCAAATGGTGGTAGGGTAATGTGGTTTCCACCATATGGATTAACATTTAGTGAATCAGTATCAACAAATTGGAATCAGAGTGATTTTTTAGGAAGACCTGAGCCTGTTTATACTTATAAAAGTACACAAAGAACTGGTAGTTTAACTTGGAAAATAGTTGTCGACCACCCATCAGTGTTAAATGTGATTGTTAATAAAGTATTAGCAAACGAAACAAACAAAACTAGAGTTAATAGTATTTTAGATTCATTCTTTGCTGGATGTAGAAAATATGATTTATATGAACTTGCTAAAAAATACGCTAACATACCTCCTGGAGAACTATCTTATTTACAAGACATTATCAGTTCAAAAGATGTGTCTAAGGAAGAATTAGAATACACTAAAGGTACCATTCAAACAGGTGTTAATTCACCTGACGGAAGTACAGACCCAATTTCCCAAGTTGGTGGTGGTGGTAATACAAAAGATTATTTTAAAAAATATGTTAATGTTGGTGCTTATTTTGGAAATGATTTCCCAAAACCAAGTAATGTTTCAAATTATTCAAGTGAATACACTAGATATACATCTCCGGCTAACGTAACGATATACACGGGAAAAACTAATGGAGCTCAATTAGGAGAATTTTTTAATACTGTTGTTACTCCAAACTATGATGTTTTAACCGCAATGACACTTGATTTGTCAACACAGTTAAAACAATATCCTGAAGGAATTGTTACCGTTATGATAGATTCAAGTTGTTCAGCGCCTGCAACACAGACATATAATATTGAATTATCTAAACGAAGAATATCATCACTTAAGAAATTTTTTGAAGAAGACATTAATGTTGCCGCGTTTGTGACACAAAAAAGATTAATCATTAAAGAAGGTAAGGCTTTTGGTGAAAATATCCAAAATACCCAACCACGTATGGCAAATAGTTCTACGGGTCCATATACTGTTGACAATTTAACTAAACAAGGGACGACAGTAAATTGTACCGATAGTGATGTTAATACACCTGGAGGTGACACACAAGCAGGGTCAAAAGATATTTTTACGACAGCGGCAATGGCTTGTAGAAGGGCGTACATATCGGCAATTGAATCTACCTTAAATGCCCCTAAATCTCCACCTGTTCCACAATATACTGAAGTTACGGTTGGTAATGTTGTGACAAAAACAGTTAAGGAAGAAGTAATTACTCAAGAAAGAAAACCATACGATAATGTTACTAAAAGAGTTTTAAGGTCTTTATTATCGGAGTGTGATTATTTTGAAACAATTAAGACTGAAACCCCAATGGTTTATGATAACCTTAAAGATAAGTTGAAATTTTTCCAACCAGCATTTCACTCAACAACTCCTGAAGGGTTAAATACAAGACTTACATTTTTACAACAATGTATGAGACCTGGTAATACAATACCAACAATAAAACAAAACACGCCTCAAAGTAAACCCGTGTTAGAATATAATAACGCTATTAACACTGCCTTTGGGGCACCACCTGTATTAATTTTAAGAATTGGAGATTTTTATAACACAAAAATTATCCCAACTTCATTGTCGTTAACATATGAACAATTAGATATTAATCCTGAAGGGATTGGAGTACAACCAATGATTGCCAATGTTACAATGGCATTCAATTTTATCGGTGGTAGTGGATTAAAAGAGTCTGTGGATAAATTACAAAACGCTTTAACATTTAATTATTATGCAAATACGGAAATATACGATGATAGGTCTGATGTTACTGCAGATGAGGAATTTTTAAAAGTATTGGATAAAGAATTTTTGGCATTAAATAATCCACCAGCACCACCCGCAGCTAATCAGGCAGAGCCTAATGCCGGTCAGGATAATAATGGAACGGTTGGAAAAATAACCAGTAATAATATTACCGCTAGTGGTGAAACAGGAACAATAAATTATTCTGAATTTATGGACAAAGTGGTTAAAGATACTCAAACCTATTTTACCACTGTTGTTAACAAAACAAAAGAAACCGTTAGTCAATATAATAATGCTGTTCGTCAACAATGGATGTTACAACGTTCATATACTCAAGGTAATTTAGGTGTTGATACAACAATACCTGTTATCCTTTTTGGTAAACCTAGTGGTGTTGAAAAAAGATTTGATGAGATTTTTGGGGCGTTTGAAAAAAATATTAAAAATGATGATGACCCATTCATAGAATTTATAAGTGCCCCTATTAGAGATTTTTCTAAAAGATTAATTTCAACGGTACAAGACAATTATTTTAATTTTGTTAAAAATAAAAGAAGTGCGTTTCAAAATGCCATCTTTAAAATTATTCAGGATGTAACAACAGTTGAACAAAGTTATCTTCAAACAATGGGTAAAATAAATCTTATCACTTTTCCTGGAATCCCAACAACAGGAACTGATGGATTACAAGGTAGTACGGGTAATGCTAAAGTTTATGTTACATCAGGTACCACAAAAGTTTCAACATCATCAGTACCAACACCAACAGATACATTAATAGAATTAGTAAATGATGTTAAAAAAATACAACAAAATATTAAAGAGTTTAATCAAATAATTTGGACTCAGAATGAATTTGATTATGGAGGTGGTGGTGAAAAATATGTAGGTACTTTGGTTTTTGAAACAGCGGATAATGGTGTTTCAAAACAAATAACAGTTGAACAAGTTTTTGTACCTTTTAGTAAAAATTCATTATTTGATAAAACCGCATTCAAACAAGAATATATGATTTTATCAGATGATATACTTGATGATAAAAAATATCAAACATTTAAAACAGCAATAATTGGTGATATTATTGGTAATAAATCAATCATTGGTAAAGGGTCCGATAACATTGACGCAGTATTTGACGCGTATTGGATAAATGTTGCAAAGCCTGTTTTCTTAGGAGAGAATAATATTACTAAATCTTTTATTGAAAATATGGAAAAAACAAAATTAAAAAACTTTATAGTTTATACACCATTCACTACCAAAACAAGAGAATTTACTTATACTATTGAAAATACTGCGGTAGACGATGTTGTAAAATCGCAAAAGAATATGATTAAAGGTTTAGGGGCGACAACAAACCAAAACACAAATAAAAACACTTGGGATGATACCAACGGGAATTCAACAGGTGCTTACATTTCTAAAGCAAAATTAAACTAATGGCATTTCAATATTGGAACAGATATAGTGATTTTTTAATTAACGGAGAACAAACTGTAGTTCCGTTTGTGCCAATTGCTCAAAAATCAACTGACAAAGCATATATCTATAAAGTTGCTCGAAGTAGATTAGATAAAGTATCACAAGAGTATTATAACTCACCATACTTTAGTTGGTTGATACTTCAAGCTAATCCACAATTTGGAGGTCTTGAAAATAACATATATGATGGTGCTATATTGATAATTCCTTTTCCATTACTACCTTCATTACAGGATTATAAGGCAGCATTAGAAAATCATTTTTATTATTATGGTAGGTAATTTAGGACCGGACAACAGCGGAAACATATATGTTGAATTTGACTATAATAACTTAATAGTCGTTGATCCAAACAAAACAACTAAAGATGGACAAATTTCTGAGAGGTTAGTTGACCACGAAAATCTTGTTATGTATGCAAATTTAGAGGCGGAAGTACTTCCAAGGACTAAACTTGCGGTGGGTATAAGTCCTGAAGATAGTGGGTTAAGAACAATTTCTGTTGCAAAAATGAACTTTTTAAAACCAGGTAAAAATGATTATCTTGGAACAGGGTATTATGACGAACTAACAGGGCAAAATGTTACAAAATTTGATGGGACTAACCAACCACAACAAGTAGGCGTAATACCTAAAAATGGTGAAAAACCGTATTATGTTAATACAGTTTCAAATGAAACAAATGTAATGGATAATGGGTTATTAGGTATTACCCAAATACACGTTACAACAAATACATCGTTCATACCATCTGTAACTATGGAGTTAGAAGATGTCCAAGGGAAAGCATTATTTCAATTAGGTAATAACTCACCATATTCAGCATTTTTTAATTTACCATACCCACCATTTTATTTAACCCTAAAAGGTTATTATGGACAGGCAATCAGATACCAATTAAACTTAGAAAAATTTAATGCTAGATTTAATTCGGTAAGTGGTAATTACCAAGTTTCACTGACTTTTAAAGGATATAAGTTTAATATATTAAATGAGATTGCAATGGGTCATCTTTTGGCGACACCACACATGTTTTCTCAAAGTTTTAGTATTGGTCAAACACCTGTTGGTCCACAACAAACAAATAAATCTGCAGAGTCACAATCTAAAACTCAAGCGGCTAAGGCGTTTAATAATGTTAATAGTCCTGACGCAATTGTAACTGAATTAATTGCGGAAAGAGGATATCAAAAAATTGTTGAGGTTTATAGTGAATATAAATCAAAAGGATTAATCTCAAAAGATTTACCTGAATTAACTGTTGTTCAGTTAATGTCTAAATTAGAACAATTTGAGACATTAATTATGGCCTCCTTTGATAAAACTGAAGTTGCTTCATTAACTAATATTAGAAATTATAAAGGAATATTAACTCAATATTTTGGAAGTGTTAGAGGTTCCACGGGTTCTTGGTTTAATACTTATTTAAACCCAAATCCAATAATTTTAAAAGGTGGAGATAAAACTTATGTTTTTAAAAATAGTGACCCTGGTCAGCAAGCCACCTATATTTCATTATTAGAAAGTAATATTAAAAAATTTAATGAAGGGTTAGCCGGAAATCCAACATTAGGTACTCAAGGCACCGCACCAATACCTAATCCAATTAAACTTGACATGATTAAAATTGCACCACCATCAGACACTAATATTGATTGGGTAGCAACAACCACGGCACAAACAGGAAATCCTAAACCAAGTCAAGAAGTTATTGACTCCGTAACAAAACAATATGAACCATTATTTACTCCAATTTTTAATGAAATAATTGTTAATGATAAAAAACAACGTACACAAATTAAACCATCATTTTTTGTATTTGAAGGTAATGGTAGATTTGATTTAACAATATCATCTTTAGAGACACAAGCAAATAAAAAATTGTCTGAATATGAAACAAAAATTACTGCGGAATTATTAAGAAAAATTGAAGATAAAGACGCGGGTATTGGATTTAAACCAACAGTAAGAAATATTGTTGCGGTTATTATGGCTTCGGCAGAAGCGTTTATCAGGTTAATGGATGAGACACATACCAATGCTTGGAATGTAAGATATGACCCTGTTAGAAAAAAAGCGATTTTAGATAACCCCTCATCGGCACCTAGTTCTGAAACAAGAGACCACGTAGTACAAACACAAGGTTCGTTATTAGGTAATACCGCGGCTGAGAATTCTCAAATTCCAGTATACCCATGGCCACAATTTTTTGTGGAAACTCCTGATGATAAAAAAGGGAGATTTCAATTAAAATATATTGCAGACCCATCTGTTGTTGATTTAACAGGTGGAGCTGATTATTCAAAATGGCCTGAAGTTCAGTTTGTTGAAGAGTATATGAAAGGACTTACCCAAAAATTTCAAACACCAATAGCACCTCCACCATTAGAAACAGACCGAGAAACTAATATTATTAATATTAACGCAATTGAATTTCCTTCAACAGGAATTGCTTATTCTAATAAAGAAGAAGTTAAATTTTTCTATGAGATATGGGAAAGACAATTTTTAACGTCTCACTATTCAGGGTTTGTTAGAGCCAACGCTAATCAAATACAAGATTTAATTAAACTTAATGTTGAGGCTGAGATTAGTAATGTTAAAAATGGTTTAGGTTTAAGTTCTCCTTATATTACTTTTAAATTAAAAAATTATGGATTAAATGCTGCTAACTACCCGGAGTTGTTAAAGACTATCTCAAATATGGGAACAGGAAGAGCTTACCAAGATTATGTTAGAGATTTCTTTGTTACACCATATCTTAGGACTATAACAGAAGATTCTTTTAGTATATTAAATGTTGAGGATATTGGTAAAATCCCACAGACAAGTACAAAATCGGAAGGACTTAAAAAGTTAATAGATAATGCCCCTAATGACCCTTTGATTGTTGATACAATACCTTATACCGACCAAACATGGTGTACAAACAATTTAAATCAAGGTGTAAGTTCTACAGGTAATCAAGTATACGGAACCAAGAAAAGTTTAATGATATTTGAACCAAGAAAAATTATTGCAAATTTTAATGATGTTTTTAATTATAAAATTAATAGACCTGTTACAAACTTTTCATATTTAACTGGTTTAAACCCTACAGCTGTGGCGATTTCATCTATAATATTTAATGGTGTAATACCTGGTTTATCTAATTTTTATGAGACAAGGGCAACTGTTAATTTTATACCTACCGAAGGGTTTGTTTATGGTTCGACACCTACAGGATACTTAAGTCCAAGAACAACAACATCTATGTTGAATACTCCGTATTTTGTTAATGCAATCCAAAATGGGGTTGATAATTCAAGAGTTTCAGGTAACACCTATCCATATACTCAAGCGGCGTATTTATTTATTAATTCATTACCATTAGCGACGTTAAGAGAAAAATATAAAACAATATCAGATGATGATGTGGTGACTGAATTAGATTACATATCATCTTGTTTTAAAAAGTTTGGAGCGATACATAAAATACCATATGCTTGGATAATAAAATATGGTTCAATATGGTATAGATACAAAACATATAAACAAACAGGTATTGATATATTGGCAACCGCTTGGAAAAATTTTGATTATTCTAAAAACTATAATCCAATAACACCTGTAACAACGGGCACCACAACAGGTACAACTTCGGCAGGGGCAATAATATCTGGAATTACAACTGGTACGTCAGTACAATATAGTTTTAAATACAATGGAGTTAATCGAAATGTTGTTTTACAAAGTGAAACACCAATAAGTGTTGATATGCAAGTTGGATTTTATCCAAAATTAATTAACGATTTTAATTTCTTTTATAATGGATATGATTTGTATACGGGTTATACAAATAGTGAGATACAACAAAGTGTTAATGATGGACTAAAAATGTATAATTTTACAAGTTCAAATATTAATAATGGTACTCAAAATGGTAAAAATTTAAGACTAATAACATGGTCTGTAATGTTACCAAATAATGTACCACAAGATGATGAAGATTGTGACCCTACAAACAACACTAAAGGTACCACTTATTATGTAGTTCCATCATTTGGAACAACATTAAATCAAACTGTTGGTACTTGTATGACGGGTGAAACAACATCACCAGGAACTAAAGTTAATCTTACAAATAACAGTAGTGTCTATAATGGTTCTGTTAGATGTTTATGGCCGGCAACTAATTTTGGTTATTTTAATAATAATCAAATATCATACCCACAACCTGATTCTTACATTAATAATATAACAACAGGAAGTGAACAATCACCGGTACAGTTTTTAACGTATATGAATTATTCAAAGATTGAAGAAATATTTTCTGTTTTTGATAAAAAAATATTAGACTCTTTTGAACAAGAATTTTTGAATTTTAGTAAACCTGACACAGATATTGATTTTAGTAAAGAGGCGGTTACTTATAACCAAAGTCCTATTAATCTTAATTCTGAGTTTAGAAATTTTCAATCATTATTTAAATCTTTGATGGAAGTTCCTGCTAAAAAAACAGACGAATTAGAGACAGATTATTTTGGTGGGGTTATTATTAAACAATTTGACGTATTTCAAAATAACATTACTAATTTCATGCAATATGATGTTCTTATTAGATATGGTAATCCGTCAAATTATAATCGAAGAATTCTTAATTCTTATTTATCATTATATGGTCCAATTGAAGTCGCCGACCCAATAACATTTAATCCATATATTAAAAATAGTTTACCAACCAGTGTTGGTGGAATAACTTTACAACAATCACGAATTAATAACCCAACGGCATGGTTTGAATTAGAAACACAAGTTGGATTTTCAACAATTGAAAATATTGTTTATAGTTCTAATGGTTCATATATTACCGATTTTTTTGTTGATAATAATATAGAGTTTACATCACAAAATGTAATATTATTGGCACCAATAATTAAAATGTATGCAACTCAAAAATTAAAATCTCCAACAATAACAGATGCGCAATTTAAAAATCAATTAAATAAATATTTGGACTTAGAGTCTACTTTACAGGGTAATTTTTTAAATGGTTTATTATCTGGATTAAATGCTATATTACCTAATCAACAACAATTACCTGAAAGAGCGGTACAAAGTGTTATAAGTGGAGACCAAAGTAAAGTTGAAAATTATGAAGTTTTTAAATCATTAAATGACAAATGGATATCTGGTGGTGATTATACTACTAAAACTTTGTTTGAAGATATAATGTTTTTAGATAGAGCTTCAAGAAATATTGGAGATACTATTCTAGTAGATATCTTTGATTTAAAATATATGTTTGGTGTTGGTGGAAAACCTGGTGAATATTCGTTAAATCAAGCGATGAGCGTTTACACGTTTATTAGTGGTATCCTTATTAAGAATAATTTTAATGTAATGAACTTGCCAGCATATGTTAATTTTTATAACGTACAAGACGCTGATGGAGTTAAAACTCCATTAGGTAGTGGTGGTTCATTGGCCTTTGCAGATAGTTTATGGGGAACTTTTTTGGATGTTGATTATAGAAAATCAGGTCCTAAAATGGTTTGTTTTTATGCTGGTAAACCATCACAATATTTAGATTTACCTAAAGGTAATTTTAAATATAGAGATGACGCATTTGAAATGAGAAGGGCTTCTGAAAATCCTTTACTTGAAAATCAACAAGGTAAAACAGATTGGGCGGTATCTAACAAGTGTGTTGGATTTACCGTAGACATTGGTATTAGAAATCAAAATATTTTTTATTCATTCAGTGTATCTCAAGACAATGGCGTTGCAACATCAGAATCAATTAATACTCAATTGAATATGGTTGACCAAGCGTCAGGTAGACAATCGGCAACTCAAAATGTTAGTTTATACAATCTTTATAAAAATAGAAGTTATAAATGTACGGTTAATTCATTAGGAAATGCTTTAATACAACCTACAATGTATTTCAATCTTAGACATGTTCCAATGTTTAATGGTCCTTATATGATTCAATCAGTAGAACATACAATTCAGTCAGGTAATTTTCAAACACAATTTACAGGGATTAGACAAGGTGTGTTTGATTTACCAGCAATTGATAGTTTCTTACAAAGTATTAATCAAAATCTTTTAACTAAACTTGAAGAAATTTTAAAAATTAATAAAGATAGTGTTACTATTAGTGGTACAACAAATACGATTAAGAGTACTCAAGTACCACAAAAGGCGGATAATACTTTAGATACAACAAATGCTTGTGCTTCTAATCTTAATAGTTCATTTGCTGCTGGATACCAAAGTGTTACAGGTACATTAACAAAAATAACACCAAAAACATTTGCTGACGCAATAATTAAAGTTGCACCAAACAATAAAGAACTTCAAAATATTATTTACTGTTTATCATATATTAGAACATTCCAAGTCGACTCATTTAATGGATGGAACAATAACTTGGCATTAATTTCATTAACTACGGATTGGGGTGGACAAAATACGTTAATATCAAGAAACTATAGTTGTGTAAAAGTTACGACAAACCCATCATCAAGTTCTTCCCAACCAATTACACATTTTGACACAATTGAATCTTATATTAGATTTATGATTGGAAGATTATCGCCAAGAGTTGACCAAATATTGGAGATGGGATTAGCCAAATGGTATGTTTGTCATTGGCCAACAGATAATGTTTCGGAAGATTATTATGATTCACATATTAACGAATTTAAACAAACTAAAGATACATTATATGAAGCTTTAAATTCTGCGGTTAAAGTTGGATTATCAAGTATTGCTAATTCTAAAGACCTTAAATTAACAATTAAAAAGACAGAGGAAAAAGGAAACAGCCCTGGCGTTACACCAACACCAACACCACTTCCATTGTTGGCGGGTAAAACTTGCCCTCCACCAGTGTATAATACTATCGCTCCATTATCGGGATATACAGGAACGGTTCTTCAAGTTAATGGTAGAAATTTAATAACAACTAAAGAAGTTAAAATTGCTAATGTATTAGTACCATTTAGTAGTGTTACCGTTGTTAATGATACTTTAATAAGATTTGTAGTACCTAAAATATTCACAGGTGAGGTTAACATTTACACCCAAATTGGTATTACAACAGATTATGGTTCATTCTCAGGAGGAACTTTATTTAACTATAACCCATCATTAAGTGGAACATCTATGACATCACCGGGTTCAATTACAAATCCTGAGGCGGCAAATACTCCTGTAGCAAGTACTACGGCAACAACTGCGACAACAACAACAAATGTGACTAATGTTGCGCCGGGGGTAAATACAAATCCTCAAAATACAGGTCCAAAAACATTAATTATTGTTACTGATTCTAAAGATGCACGAGGTAGTACCACACAATTAACTGTTAGGGTAAATCCTGAAGCAGGTGCTTGGAAAATAGATACTCAAACTGATTATTCATATCAAATTGTGGATATTGTACCAGGAGCAAATAACAAATACATTGAAGATAGAATTGAAACTGGTTATAGACAACCTTTTAATGGATATGTTTCTGCTGACCAACAAGAATTTTCAATTTCAAAAGAACAAATGATTAAGGTTGTAGGTGTTGATGATTTAGATGAAAAAAATATTAGAGCTTATACTCAAATTGAATTATATGTAAGACCTGATGATAAAGTTAAAAATCCAAACGATGTAATTTTAAATTATAATTTTAATATATTCCAAACAGATATTAAAGAGGGTGACCCTGTGGTTGCAACACCACCACCACCACCTGTAACAACTAGTGGTACTACTTTTCCAGAAAAACAATTGTCAATAACTTTAGTTGGTGAAAGTCCTAATATCCAAGGAATGGGGTTAGAATATTTTAATATTAAAAAACCTGCCGGTGGATACATTACATTTAAATTTAACTCTCCTGAATTTAACAATAATTGGTATACTGATAAAGATATTATTAACACTAATAATCAAATAGCACCATATTCTGCAGTATTAAATACTAATAGTCAAACATATGAATACACTGTTAATAGTTTAGGTGTGTTTAGATTAAAAATTGGATATAGACCTTACGGATTTACATCTCCAGTGGGTGGTCAAGTATTAACACAATACGCTTACAGTCCACCTTTCACTTTATAACATAACAAC